TACGACCCCGACGTTGTTAGACGTCGAAACCGTTCGAAAATTGCGTTCAATAGAATTACGCATCGCTTGTCACCTTGTTATACACTTGTGATGTGTTTTGCTACAGAGACCTTTGATTTGGCCTATTTCGCAATCATGTCCGCCCCCTTAGAGGCGGACACCAGTGATACAGTTTGGACCCTAGAGGATGAACACTTCGGTGAATTCATCCTGTCCTCGCTGATTGCCCGGGCTTTAAGCCGTACTGAAAAGTACTCCCCTTGGGAGGGCAAGGTTTGCGCTAACGGCAAATATCCTGGGATTGTGAATCCTGATTTGAATGTAGCAGTTGGATGCGACATAGGCGAGCCTGGTTTGGCCGCCACCTCCGAGGTGGAGGTGTCTATCCCGCAGCGCACTGATGCGCTGATTCGTGGTCTTAATGCCGTGCTGGTTCATCACCATGCACCCGATGACATTTTGACGCTCATGGCAGATCAACTGCGTGAGCACCTTGATACGTCCGCGGACGAAGGAATATGGCTTAAGCGTAGCAAGTACGCCCTAACCTTCCCTCTTGCGAAGTATCTTGGTAACGAATTACCCCCTGTCCCAGCCGATGGTGGTTGGAAACCCGCAGGGGTCCTCAAATTGTGGTTCGATAATCGTCGGTTCTTTAACCGTCGGAACACACACCTTTGGTATAGTTGGTTGCAGGCTAAGCGTTCGACGCTACCTGCTTCTCTCGCAATTGTACGAAAGGCCTACGATACTCATCTCTCGACCTTGACTAAGGTTGATCCCGGCAAGGATGGAACTATTAAGTCCATTCTTGGGGACTACTCATTTAAGAGAGTCCTAGATGAAGTAAAAGCTAAAATGACTCCATTATTCACGCGACTTTGCGAGAAAGGGGAGGGTTTCATCGAGATGAACCCTTCTGCTTCGGCTTGCTTTGAGCGATGCCGTAATGAAGGAGGTCAACAGGGTTTTCTATGTGAAATGATTGGTCAGACCAGCTTCACAAACACTGAGCTTTGTAGGATGAATTTCTTTCCTAAGGTCTATTGCCGTGAAAGTCACGCAATGAGAACCCAAGAGATTCGTATGTACGAGGGTGAGTCCCAATGGAACTACCTTATCGGGCTATCAAAAGCCTTTGACCGTACGAGACCGATTCGCTGTACTATTCAGGCCGTTCTTGAGCCTATGAAGGTGCGCATCATTAGCAAGGGTGAAGCTCTCCCCTACTATCAGATGAGACCCCTACAGCGAGCTCTCCATACAGCCATGCGCCGCATGGACTGTTTCCGCCTCATCGGGCGCCCCTTATGCCCGACTGATCTCTACGACTGCAGACAGAACGTTCCAGCAAATTGGGAATGGTTCTCAGTCGACTACTCTGCCGCCACTGATGGCTTGTCCTGGAAGTACTCAGGTGAAATCTTTAAGTATTTGATTTCAGATCTTCCCCTCGATCAACGAGAGGTAGCCATGGCCGTTCTAGGCCCACACGCGCTCCATTACCCTTGTGAGGGTAGGCCCGGTGTTCAGTTTAAAGGTGTGATGCAGAACGGACAGCTCATGGGCTCCGTTTTGTCCTTCCCTATCCTTTGTCTAGCAAACTTAGGAGTTTACCTCGAGACTACGCGCACTTTGCACGCGCAGCTCGGTTGGTCACACAAGGAGCGTCTTTCGCATGTGTTGATCAACGGTGACGATATGGTCTATGCCGCCCCCTTGGAGCTATGGCAACGTCACATAAAGATTGGGAACGAAGTAGGTCTTGAGATGAGTGTTGGAAAAGCATATCATCATCGCGCTTATCTGAATGTGAATAGCACTAGTATTCACTTCGACCTTCGGGATCCTATCCCGTTAGGTATAATGCCCTCTGGGGATCTCTTTGATACCCCTAGAACAGATAGCGTCTCGCCCTGGCAAATTAACTTCCTAAATGTTGGACTTTTCTTTGGTCAACATAAGGTGCAGGGTCGCGCTGGAGAACAGGACGAGAGTCCCTCCGGCGGTGGTGATTTAGCTGCCTCCCATCATGAAGATGTGAGCTGTGTGGAGAACATCAATTCGGTTCTCGCAGGGTCGCTGCCTGATCGGCAGTGTGACCTCCTCAGACGTTTTCTCAATTACAATAAGGAGAACGTGCAGAAGCAAACA